TCGAGGTGCCGAACTACGGCGTCCGGCTCCGCGTGGCTGAGGACTTGATGAAGCAGCATGGGCAGCTTGGGCAGACCCTCAAGGTCGAAGGTGAGATTGCTCACAAGCACACACTCGAACTTTCTACAGATGACAGAATCGCTATTCAACGCATCCGCCGGTTCGGTAGAGACTCTGTACCATCGGACATTGTTGAAAGCCTCCAACAGCGCGGCGTCATCGAGGGCGAATACCGCGAGCTTCCTCCAGATGAATCCAGCTAATTGCTAAGGCGATTACCACTGTCTTGAGCATGCTTACTAACTACCTATTAGGAAGTCAGTCATTTGTACTTGTCTGCCCAAGCGTAGCGCTCCGGCGAGACCTGTTTGAGCCAGTCAGGTTGTAGCTGATAGACAGCACAGGTATTGGCCGCATCCTCTGATTGGACTTCTTCCGGCGAGTACAGCGCCAGGTCAGCATAGGCACCAAAGCCATTACCCCACGGGGCCGGAGTTGTCGGAAGTAGCTCGATATGGTAAGTTTGCTCGCGTGAGTGGCATTCTTCATGTAACAGAATTGTATACTTGTAATTCAGCGGCAGAACAATCTCGTTGGAGCCCGCGTAGTAGAAGCCCAGGAGCCGACTGTCTTCTTCAACCCATCCATCGCTACTGTCTGTGGGCGCCAACTCGCCAAAGGGACATACACCGGCATGGGTACAGGGCCGGGCACTGATGGTTATGCGTGCTGTAGTCTCAAACGTGGCGGCTGCGACACGAGGGCCATTCGTGAGGGCGGGCAAAAGTAGGGCCAGCAGAATCAGAAGCTCGGCTAGAAATGCTTTACGTACCATAGTCTAGGTCATCTTGATTGTGCTTCACGTAGGAGTGTCGGGCGTGCAATGGCCGTAGCTCCGGAGGCCACTGCCAGACATGATGCCGTGACTCCTCCAGAGGCTCGACACTGTAGCTACACCACAGACATTGCCATTGGCCGGCATCGTAAACTAGCAGGCTTCCGTCGCGGGGGCAGTGTGATAGTCTCATGGTTCCCACCTCGATGTCCGATGGTGTCGGTCGCGGTTGATGTGCAGCCAGCGCTGGTAGGCCCTAAATAGACGACGTAGCAGGCGCATCTTCCCTCCCCTGTAGCTCACGCAGGACATTGTTGTAGACCTTCCGATGCGAGATGTCCATGCGTTCGCAGTTGTCCTCCATCTGTCGCTTGACCCGCTGTAGGTGTATATCAGTCATCCGGCAGAGGTTCCACTTTACCCGATGCTGGTCTGTCCAGGTGCCACATCGACCGGGGCAGTCAGTCCGGTGCTTCATAGTACTCCGAGCTAAGGTGAACAGCCTGCTCCTCACAGATTAAATCGAGCCGGATGCCATCGACCTCGCAGATAAGGTCATCCAGCGCCCGGTGTGCAGCCTGAAGGTGCCGAGTCGCCTTCTTCAGTGCTTCGATGCGCTTGGCAAGTGGCGGGTCAACGATTGACCAGAGAGCCCGGTGAACGTAGTCCCGTCCGACCGCTACGTTGGCAGCCGCTAGGTGCAGGCGCCCGTCAAGTGTATGATTGTTAGGCACTAGGGGCCTCCTTTGGGTGGGCCCTGTCGTAGGCGAGACGGGCAGTACCGGTCTCGTGGAACCACTCATCCAGGTTGCGGGCTACCTCTACAGCGAAACCGCTCACGCCAGCCGCAGCCAGCAACTGGTCGGCGTACCACAGGAGACGGCGCATACGTTCCGACTCTTGGGCCTGGGTCTCAGCAGCCTTACGGTCGAGTACGGACTTGATGGTGGCGTTGAACTCGTCCATCTTGAGGATAGAGGTGCGCCGATTAGAAAAGCTGGTATGGTAGTGACCAGCAGGACGGTCGGATAGTACGTCTACCTCGACGCACGGCGAGTTATGCCAGCTTTTTACGGTCTCTGGCTTAGTCACAGTAGCCTCAGTCCAGCCCTCCCATTTGTTGACCATGACGTGCTCACCGACCACGAAGACTTGTCGTTTGCTCTTAGTCATTCTTCCTCCCACGCGGGGCTCTGCCCACGCTGCTTGTACTCCTCGGGCTCTGCCATGTCAGCCTTGTGAACCTCCCGCCTGTGAACACAGCGGTCGCAGACAAGCGCGCCCGTCTTGTTGCGATGCAGGACGTACGAGAAGGACTTGCACCTGGAGCACATAGGCAAGGGCGTGATGTCCTGCTTGACGCCATCGATTAGAACCTCAGTCATAGGGGTCTAGCTCATCCTCCAGGAGCATACCCCCGAACCAGGGCGCGGCGGGTACAAGCCACTCACTGAGCAGCTTGTCCTTGAGCCTCGGGCAGGAGTCTAAGATGCCCGTGACCACGGCCTCCAGAGCAGAGTCGTCGTCGACTGGTAGGTAGAACTTGACGGAATCACTGGCTTCAGACTGCCGATGAATCTTAACCTTCAGGACTCGGAAGTAGTCTGCACCACCAGCCACAGAAGAAACGCCGTAGACTGATGCCGTAAGCTCAAGGTCGTGGTCGTCGTGACATTGAATGGTCGTGTCGTGTAATGGTCCGGGCATGAATACCTCCTATATGCGAGGGTCTGTCGGGTCGACGCCTGGGTTGCGCCGTCGCCAGTCCTCGTCTTGAGCCAGCTTCTTAAGCTCCTCCTCGAATGCCTCGCACACGTTGCAAAGGTCGTCGCGTGCGTTCTCCATCAGACGGAGAGCCTCGTTAAGCTGCGTGTAGTCGTTGACCTTAGCCTCGTCGCCGAGGCACTCAGACAACTCGGATGCAATGAACGCAGCGAGCGTATCACCGGGATTCTTGCCAGTCTTGTACGCCTTTTTGACTTCCCACCCATCGCCGTAGGCGCCATCGGCGATGCGGATGATGTCCGCGACCTTCATGTCTACCTCCTATCTGAATAATCTGTCCGTCCCTCCAGCCCTCGATGAGAGCCAGAGGCACTGGCAGGTTAGCGTCCACGTCTACCCATTGAGCAGACAGAGAAGCCGCCACGGTTGCCGACACCCAGGAACGCACCGCAGAGGGCGTCAGTCTTCTCGAAGTCCTCTGGCTCACCGGAGACCGAAAATAGGTCGGCAACGTCGCCGTGTGCTACGTTCAGGACTAGCTCGAACTCGCCGTCAGGTAGGACTCGGGTGGTAACGACTTGTGCCTTTGTGACTAGCTTGACTATCATCTATTCCTCCTCCTGGATGAATGCGTCGAGGTGGAACGACTCGGCCAGGACACAGGCAGGCACGATAGACTTGCCGGTGCGCCTGTACGACACGCCGCTCGGCAGCCTGACGTTGTGCTGGTAGTCGCCACGCTCGATGTACTTGATTGCCCGCAGGCACGGGTCGACCATCTCGGACGGAACCGGCGGGTAGTGGTTGGATTGCAGGTGGATGGCGACAGCCTGCCAGAGGGAGGTCAGCCCCTCGTCGATGCAGTCGGCCAGACCTGTGGCGTACGTTGCACCCATTACAGCACCGTGCTTTCCGCACTGAGCAGGATGTCGATGGCCTTGCCGAGCTTCTCCCGGCAGGTTGCCTTGCGCCCGTGCTTGTGGGCCGAAGCCGCTGACTCCAGCAGCTTGATGGCCTCTCGAATCTCAGCCTCCATGATGCACCTCCTACTATCTATAACGCTAGGACTCGTCGGATGTTACAACCGGCTCCGCATTGCCGGTTGAATCCTCGGTCGGTTCCTCGCCCGGACGAGGCGCGGGGGGCTGGTAGCTTGGAAAGCACTTCCGGCACCAACTGACAGCCGGGGAATGCGGATGCGTTAGCTCGATGCGCTGTGTGCGCTTGTCTGCATACTTGCTCACGAAAACCTCCTTTGAAGGTAGAGCATGTGTCGACTAAGGTAGGTAGCAGAATCCTTGTATGTGATAGGCAGTCGCCCTTGTAGATAATTCCGGTGGCCGTCCAGTCCGTCTATTGCACGAAGTAGCGCCGCTCCGAACATCTCTGGCCGCACCCAAATCAGGGCCAGGGCCGACGCCTCTGCTTCCAGGAACATGTGATGTCGGGGAGACCAATAGGCAGCCTCTGTTAGTACGCCTCGCTCAAGTTGTAGCACATGCGCATATTCGTGCAGCCGACAGAACAGCGCGGACACTGTAGACTCAGGCGGAATGACGACTAGATGTCCAATACATGCAGGTGATGCTGTCCAGCCGACGGGCCAGATAAAGCTACCTAGTTCCTCGGACTGGTAGCCGACAACAACCTTCATTCAACCTCCTCGACATCCTCGACGCCGTCCGGCGCAACATCCATGTCTTCACAGAGTAGTTCGTCCCTGACCCAATTGCCATAGACATTGTTGTTAGCAACATCTATAGCGTCCTTCTTGCTCTTGGCCTCAACATCCATGTGAAGCCAATCAGTAGCCTTAGCTCGTACGCGATACGTTTTCATTCTACCTCCTCGACCTTGTCGTCCGGCCGTAGCCGGATAATGTCACCACGGCCGATGACTGCGCCGTAACAGTGCCCTGCGCGTCGGTGGGCCTGAATGACGCGGACTAGGGGTCGGTCATCAACGGCTATGAACCCCTCGACCTCCTCTAGGCGTTCGACCGTCGCGTTGTAAAGCTCGGTCTTGTTGCCTGGGTGTGGCAGCAGCCGGTAGCGCTTGCCTACCTCCATATCAGGCAGCTTCATGGCAGCCTCCTCGCCTGTGACTTAGTGACCTCGACCATGTTCAACCGGGCGATAGCGTCCTGCTGCACCTGGAGGATGGCCGACCTTGCGTTCGTCGCTCGGACTGAATCCTTGCGGCGGCACCTGATGCCGAGGCAGTCCTTACCCTCGACTATAACCTTGTACGTTGCGACTTCTCGCTGTTGCGACATAATCGCCTCCCATAGTCTCCGATGCGGACGTACGACTTGGCCTTGCATCACGCCTCCTCGTAGGCGTCGAACCACGAATGAGTCAACGGGGTATCGCAGCGCGGGCACCTGTCCTCGATGTTCGCGGGCGAGGCAACGAAGTCACAGGTGTCACACCGGCCACGCGCCCGAGTCTTCGGGTCAGAGCAATGACGCTGCGCCTGCTCCAGAGTGAGACCGGACTTGCCATAGACACGACGCGCCCGCCTATTGAATTGCATCCTTACGATGTAGTAGCTCACGACTCACCTCCTGATTCTCTACCCACTGACTCCCATGAATCAGCAGGTCGAGCGCCAGGAAAGCGCTCGTATTCAGTTATGGACGCAGAGTCTCAGCGACAGGCCGCTCGAATATGAGAACCTGACGCGGGATTAACCCCGTCCGGCCCTGATATGCCTCAACAAGACGCCAGCCCTTAGCAGCCCGCTTGTTAAGCTCCACGCGTACACCGGACATTCCTGGCAGCTTGCTGTCGAGTGTTAGCAAGCCCACTACGTGATACTCGTACTTCTGGTCTGCCATGTCTACCTCCTGATTCTCCTCCCGCCCACTCCCTCGAATGGACAGGACGGATGGTGTTGATTAAGTCAGTCATTACGCCCTCTGCTGCCAAAGCCCATCCCAATTCAGGACGAACAGCGTGGGGATGACGGCACAGAATAGGACGAAGCTGCCGTCAAAGCCGACTATCGCAGCCCCGATTATTATCGGGAGGAGTGTCAGTAGCTTCTTCATATTGCCCCTCATCTCCGATACTCTCACGTGACAGACTCGCAGTCGCAGAGGTCTAGCCAGCCGGATTCTCCGGCGTCTCGCAGTCGCAGAGGTCGGCCATGTATGCAGGTTCCATGATGCTGCCGACGTTCAGCGTACGGAGCCGGTACAGGTCGCGTACGAATGACTCCTCGGAGCGCCAGTCGCCATGCGCTGACTGGACTCGGTAGGCACCGTGACTGAAGCACACACTGATGAAGTCACGGAACCCGTGATAGCAGGTAGCCTTGACACGGTGGCCGAAACGAGTCCGGCGACTGTACTTTGCCAGGCTCGATTGTGGGATAAGCCGGAACGCGTATGCGCGCCCGTCCCGCCTGCCATTGTCGATGTCAAGCTCTAGCTTGGCAGCAACGGCGTGGATTTGTCCGGGGTTTAGACCCCAAACCTTCATAATTCACCTCCAATGATGGAATCCTCACTACCTATAACGCTGGAGTAGCCCAGGTGTTACAGTTAGCTTCCCGCTCCTGCCCCCGACGAATAATCGTACAGGAACAGGCGCCGGCCGCTACTCCTTGATTCGGAGGGCCAGTCCGACAACGATGATGATAGCCAGATATCCTAAGTAGACAACGGCAGCAGCGGGGTCAGTATTCAGGAATAGTAGCATGTTACTCCTTCTTTGAATCCTGTCTTGATTAGTCGTCTCCGAGCCTTCGTAGTAGGAACCGCATTCTATCCTCTGCCTGCCACTCCGATTGAATCCGGTCTAGGGCTTCGGCCGTTGTCTGGCAGTCACGACCGCGCAGTTCCTCACGAACCTCACGTAGCCGGAGCGCCTGCATCCTCTGATACGTAGTCACTGTTCACCTCCTATCCGACCATTCCCGCCCCCGACTGTTCAGAGGCGGGCATGGTAGGAGGAGACTATGCGTTCTTTGCGTATAGGGTTACGTACCCTTCCAAGCCACCTATTGCCAGGCTGTCGTAATCAACTGCGACCTTGTGGCCGGTGTCGATAAGCTCAATGGCCTTGCCGCAGAGTCCATTAACGTCGGCTCGACCGGCGATGTGCACGTTATCGAAGCCCTCGACTATGGTGAAGCCGTGTTCGGCTAGTTCGTCGCGGTTGCAGAACATCCCAGGGATTTGACCATCTGCGAACTTCGAGCGCGGTAGTCCGTTAGTGAACATCTCCTGTTCGTAGCAGCGCAAGCACACTTCATCGCCCGACCCTTCATCGTATCGGACATAGGAATGGTATCCGTTGCTTGGGCACTGGCGAATCACTGTGCGCCCGCATCCTTCGCAGTCGAAGTAACGGAAGCTAGCGAATGATTCGTCATAGAGCAGGTCGTGGCATGACTGTCCCTCATAGTAGTCGTCGGTGTCCTCATTGCGGTTCCAACCGCAGACGTGAATGACTGTTGGCTCATCCTGCCAGGGCGAGTCGTAGACTTCGACCGCGAGCATACGCTTGCCTACACGCCCCTTAGCTTCGCATCCGAAGCATTCCACTTGTTGAGCTTCGACGACGGCACGTAGCTCAGATGGTGGCCGGTCGAAGCGGTTGCGTCGGATAGGAACCGACGCGCCGTCTAGTGTTGTCTGCTGTCCGATAGTGATAGTTTGCACGATTCTCCTCCAGCTATTGATTCTCTGCCCGTCCGAGCCTACCTTACTAGATAGGCTCGCATGGACTAGGAATCATGCTACCAGGTCGAGGCAAGCGTTCACCTCATAGGTGAAGGCATCGGCGTCTAGCGCCCATCCGTTTACACCGATGGTCTCAAGCATCGCCTCAATGCTACAGAGATAATCGACCTGTAGACGGATAGCCCGGGCGAAGCGGCCCCAGCGTGCTACGGCTATTGCATCCCATGATTCAATCTCTGGCAGTCCCTTGACTACCAGCCAGCCGCTAGACCGCCCCTCACTGTAGACCTTGAGTCCGTGATGGGCACCGAAGAAGTAGTCTAGCTCGGAGTCCGTGTCCAGTTCCCAGAACGATTGAACGTGGCACTCCCAGGCATTCTGAACGGCTTGCTCGGCTGTAGCTTCCGAACAGTGGTAAACGTCAACAACCTTGTCAGTGCTGATGTAGGCATAGCTCTTGACGTTGACAGCAGGCAATCGGGTGTAGCCGTATCCTACCCGATGCGTCTCTACATCATCTTTTGTGAATCGTCGCATAGTATCCTCTCCTGCTATTCTCTGCCCGTCCGTGCCGTCTGTCACACGGCACGCATGGACTAGGAATCGCATACCGGGCATCTGTCAGTCTGACCGAAGTTAGCCGGTTGCCCAGGCTGACGATGTGGGCATAGCGTCAGTCGTGTCACCTTGCACCGTTTGGTAGTCACGCAACGCTCGATGTGATAGCTGGGCGCGTTCGGCGCGTAACCGTCCTGGTGCCAGCATGCAGGCTTGCGATGTGTGTGATTCCGTCTGTAGTCTGTTGCCATCAGTCCTCCGTTAGTCCTAGTAGATACCAGCTTTCGTCGCGGGCAAGGTGCTCGGCGCAACGCTCGGCGCTGTCTCTGTTCGCCGCAAGGATTGTAACCTTGCGGTCGGCAACCTTCGGCTCGGCGACTTGTCCGATGTGTCCTTGATAGGTAGCGACGAATCGCTTGCGTGGATTCTGGTCATCAGTCTCAGGTGGACTGACAACGTAGGTGGCGACGTTCGGCAGTTCGGCCGCCTTGCGTGCTACGTGCGAGATATCATTCGCCCAGTCGTAGGCACGTCTGATATCCAGCGGGTCTGACAGTTGCTGTCCGATGTGCTCGCCATATGCGCGAGCGTGTTCGTTCCGGTAGTCCGTCATCGAAAACCTCCTACTAGATATACTCGCTGCTAGGCTGAATGCCTAGTCACTGATGCCTACATCGTAAGCGCCAGTCATCAGGCTGTCAGTCGCGTGGTCGATGCTAGAATGCCGGAGGGTAGTATCCCGATTCCTTACTGTCTCAAAAGCCTCGACCCTAGACTACTGCCGGTATCTCACGGCGTCGGCTCTAGGGCTGTACAATCGAATCGTCGACTTTGCTCGGTTGCTATTGCCGCCTTGTTAAAAGCCTTCTAATCCTTCTAACGTCAGTATCGACCCTTTGTTACACATCAGTAGGGGTAAAACGGGGAATCTTTGAACTATCTTCGCTCGGGCCCAGAGCATCGGCATCGGCGACGACTGCTGATAATAGGAACGCGCGCGAGGGCGCCTACATCCAGGCTCAACAGTGTCGTATACGCCATTACACGGTAACAGGTAATGTAGCATGCTATCTTACACGGTAACAGGTAATGGCCTATACGCAATAGAGTGGGTCAAGCGAGTATGTGCTGAGTCTAGACTAGAGAGCGCGTCAACGTGCTTGCTGTCCAGATAAGGAATCGCTACGCGCTAAGCGCATCCGAATGGAGCACAACGCGAGTGATAGGGTCGTATATGAATGAATCGCTCAGATGCCCACATAAGCCCGAATTATGGCACGTGCATGGTTATGTCTACGGGTATCGTTTTCTTTTGCTTTTCGTTTTTGGCTGGGTATGACCTCTTATATCGTCAGAACCAAAATCCAATCTCTATAGAAACTGATAATACAAATACTAGTGTATTGAGCTACTATCGCGGATACTTTATGTTACAATCGTGTTCATATCTATGTATTAAGCATGCTCAATACGGTGGTAGTTAAGTTAGCAGTTATTGGTTGAATCTGGGGTTGCCAGGGGCTTGACTTTATGATACAATCAAGGTGGAGGGACCATGCGAGGACGGCCACAGCTACGGACCTCGGAGTATTGGCGGGACTACCACCGACAGAAGGCCCGTGAGTGGTATCTTGCTAACAGGGAACGCGCAAGTGCTTATCAGAAGCGCCGCCGGGCTGAGGCAAGGCAGCATCAGCAGGATACGACCGTTGATGAGGCCAGAGCCAATGTACGTCGGATGTATCAGGAGGGCAAGAGATGAACTGCCCTGTCTGCCAGAGAGCCTTCCTACCATCTAGTTGCAAGGACCACTGTGGCAATCCATGCTGTCGGAAGGCCCACTGTTCAAACGTCAAGCCGACCCAGGCTGTAGACCGGGACAGGGCCAGGAGGGATAAGCGCTGCATGGTCTGCGGGGCGCCGGGGGAGATGTTCCAGCGCTTCGCTCCCTGCGATAGGACGAAATGCCGGGGCTACAAGCAGAACTTCACCTATGCTGGCTTCCAGTGGGGATGCTGGTCGCAGATGGACCCTGAGCACTCTGAACGCTGGCATCACCCCTCGGAGAAGCCTCGGTTCCATATTGGCTACTGCTCTCTGGCCTGCTACAACTCGCCCGAGTACGGGCACCGGCAGAAGCTCCAGAGGCGTTGGCGCAAGAACTGGACCAGATACGGGCAGTTTGCCAGGAACCGACGCAAGGAACTGAAGGAGCAGGGGCCGGACGCCTCATTCTTCTAGGGGCTTGACAAGTTCTGGCATCGGGCGGACAATATAGACAGCCGGGCGGGGACCGACCTCTCCCCTCTTGCGGTCTACCCGCCCTGGGGACTAGAGGGACTCATGGCTAAGATTGGCTCAAAGGAACACACGAAGCTGACGGCTGAGAAGGCCCGGACTATCCTCCGGGATGGGAAGGTCCGTGGTCACAAGCTAACCGCCAAGCAGAAGGCGTTTTTCGGTGCTATAGCCGGCGGCGAGAAGCCTTATAAGTAGTGGGCCGGTAGCTTAATGGGAGAGCGGATGACCTGCAATCATTCAGATGCCGGTTCGACCCCGGCCTGGTCCACCAACATGGAAGGGTGGCTGAGTGGCCTAAAGCGCCGTGCTGCTAACACGGAGTCCTTCGGGGCCGCAGGTTCGAATCCTGCCCCTTCCGCCAATACGGGGAGTTGGCCGAGCGGATTAAGGCACCTGCTCCGAAACCAGGAGGTCGAAAGGCCCGTAGGTTCGAATCCTACACTCCCCGCCATAAGGGTCGGTGGCAGAGTGGCAAATGCGGCAGGCTGTAACCCTGCTGGCCGTAATGGTCTACGTAGGTTCGAGTCCTACCCGGCCCACCACGGCCCCCTAGCCCAATCGGTAGAGGTAAAGGCGTCAAAACCCTGTCAGTGTCGGTTCGAATCCGACGGGGGCCACCACTCGGAGGTAGTGTAATGGTAGCACGCAAGGCTCTGAACCTTGAAGTGGGGGTTCGAACCCCTCCTTCCGAGCCATTCAGAGGCGGAAACTAGCTTGCCAACCTACATTTGGCGCTGCGAGACCTGCAAAACGACTTCTGAGACCGTTCAGAGCATTACAGACGCCTCAATTCCGCTCTGTACGACCTGTCGGAAGCCTCTTTTGCGCGTTTTCGCGTCAATTCCGTTCATTTTCCGCCAGGATGGGTCCGGCGCGCGCTCGGCGGGCTAAAATGACGACCGAAATCGACTCCGACACGCTCATGTTCGACCCACTCTACGAAAAAGAGTGGATTGAGACCTTCCTGACCATCCCCAACGAGTTCGGGCAGACCGTTCACTTCAATCTGACCGACCAGCAGCGCCAGATGACGGCCTACCAGACCGGCCGCGACATTACGGTCAAGGGACGGCAGACCCGTGCCTCGTCGAAGATTATGGCTCGCAACACGCGCCGGATGACGACGAACTTCGGTATCAACTGCGTCGTCGTGACCCAGACCGACAAGATGACGCAGATGTTCCGCGCCCGCATCCTTCATCACATTACGGACCTTGCGAATGCGAATATGCCGTTTGACATTGACAAGGACAACGAGGATGAACTGATAATCGGGCATAAGATGAAAAACCGCTTCATCTGGGCCTCTGCTCAGCAGCAGGCCGGCCTTCGGGGTGTGCAGACCGCTCACATCGTCCATGCGTCGGAGGTTGCTCACTGGCCTCCGGCCATAGCCGATAATATCATCGGTGGTCTGCTCCCCGCGTGTCCTCCTCCACCCTACGGCCAGTTTGACATCGAATCCACGCCGAAGGGCGCCGAGGGGCTGTTCTGGCGCTATACGATGGATGCGCGGCCGTTCGTACCAATGTCCGAGTGGACGGTCCATCTGTACCCGTGGTGGCTGGAGCGGACCTATACCATAGAGGCATTCCGCGAGTCAGGGCTCTATGACATCGACGAGATGCTCAAGACCTTCCAGCCCTCTGATGTGGAGCGGAAGCTCATTGACGAGTTTAAGCTCACGCCTGGGCAGATTCTGTGGCGACGCATCAAGAGGCAGTCGCTGTTGAAGGCCGGTACACCTTTCGAGCAGGAGTACCCGGAGGACATAACCCGGTGCTTCATCACCTCGGGCGAGTGCTACTTCTCTGACCCTGAGTTCGACCATCTGGACTACTACCGTGACTTGCAGCATGCGCCGATGCTCCTGCTGCGGTCGCTGCCCTACCAGGGCGACAACGTCGACTTTCACGGCGGCATCTTGAACATCTGGGAGCCCCCTCAGCCGGGACATACCTACGCGGCCTGGGCGGATACTGCAACTGGACAGTCAGAAGACTTCTCGGCTATCGGCGTGCTGGACCCGACTACTAACCATCTGGTTGCCAGCATGCGTATTCGAGCGACTCCTGAGCGCACGGGCGAGATGGCTAGTGCCGTTGCAATGTACTACAACGGTGCGTTCCTGGGCATTGAGCGCAACAGCTACGGTCTGGCTGCGCTGTCAGTCGCCCTTGACCGAATGAAGTACCCGAACCTCTACTACGACTTTCTCAATGAGCCCACACATCCAAAGGCTGGATGGTATACAACGAAGGAAAACCGTGATAAGATGCTAGGGGGACTACGAGCAGCGGTCTTCGGACACACGCTCGTTTTCGCTGACCCCGTCCTCCTGATGGAGATGGGGGCGTTTACATGGACGAAGGCCGGCACTACCTGGAAGGCTGAGGCAAGCGAGGGACAGCACGACGACATGGTTATGATGATGGCCGGGCTACTTGCAATAGCTCCTTACGTTCCAAAGCGCAAGGCCGAGTCTGTCACCAGTCCAGGCGCCGACCTACCTAAACAGCATAGGAACTTCATGCGATGACAACTCCTACCGTCCTTGAGCAGGAACCCAACTTTGCTAGTGCTCTCCGCACTAAGCTAGAGTTTGGCAAGCGCTTCTGGAAGCCCCTGCATGACCGGATGGACTACTGGCTCAATATGTACCTGCTGCTCGACGTGATGCAGCAGTCTAAGCCTCTGGGCTTCCGGCGCTTCATTTCCAACGACCCACGCGTCGCTATCGACAAGGCCCAATCCGTCCTAACGACGAACGATGCCTACTGGCGCATCGACATGCCGGCCGGCGACTGCCCACAAGAGGAGCGCGAGGGCATTGCCAAGCTGGAGCGGTCTCTAGCAGGTCTGGCGAATGAGGTCGATGAACAGTTCCTTGAGCGGCTGGAGATGCCCCTTTGGAAGCAAGCGGCGTGGTTCGGCTTGATGCGCGGCTATATCTGGGGCAAGTTCCATATTACGTCCCAGGCGCTGGAGATGGGTCGGGAGGCGCCACTGATTTCCGAGATGTATGACCCACGCACAGTCTATCCATTCGTGGACGGTATGGGCCTATCGGAGTTCATCGCAGAGAAGTACACGACACTGGCCGACCTCATCAACTACTACCCCGGACTGTTCGGTGACAGTAAACTTAGCGGGATGGACCCGACTGCCTCCTGCATCAAGCTGGAGTATTGGTCGAACGACCGTCCTGGTAGGAAGGGTCGCAGTGCTACGCTGGTCTACTTTGACATGCTGACAGGGTCGGCGCCGGCTCGCGGCGTTGCGCCTACAGCGATAGCGGACAAGTGGCTCATCCCGCCCTACGAGCATGGGCTGCCTCCGAACGCTCTGCCGGTTGTCGGTGTGCCGGTAAATGGCGTGCCTATCAAGACCAAGCCGGCTGCGCTACCTCGTATTACGCAGTACATGCACCAGAGGTCTGACCTGGTGGGTCAGGTATCATGGCATGACCCGTCTGGATGGGTTGCGGAGTCAGGGCGTGGTCTTCTGTCCACTGTGGAGGAGAACATCCCTCAGTACAACGAGCTTGTTGCTACAGCCCTCCAGCATTTTAGCATTGGCACGTTCGGGCAGTGGATATTCAACACGTTCTCTGGCGAGGTGCCGGAGTTCGAGGAGGGCATGAACGCGAAGATTCCGCTGAAGATTGGCGAGTCTGGACAGCGGGTAGAGGCCCGGCCCATCAATGACGACGCCTGGAAGCTGCTGAGTATTCTGCGGGACGAGCGACAGCGTGGCACGTTGGCAGACATCATCCAGGCCGCGTCCGGCTTCCAGGGGACTGGTGCCCTGTTCCAGCAGGTTATCAACGCCGCCCGTCACGGTCTGGAGCCCTATGAGAAGGGAATGATTAACTTCGGTAGTCAGATGGGGTCGCACATCCTGGCGCAGTTCCAGATAGAGAGGAACTTCAAGCCTCTGTCACTGACTGTACGTACAAAGCGTACGGCCTTCAGGCTGGAGTTCAACCCTGCTACTGATTTGCAGGAACGCAAGTACAGCCCGCGCCCGGTCTTCAAGCCGGCGCTACCCGAGGACCTGTTGCAGAAGGCACAGATTGCCCGCTTCCTACTCGACCCGAAGTGCCCCATCATGTCACTGGTCACTGTTCTGGACGAGGTGTTCATGGTCGAGGACCCCGAGGGCGAGATTGTACGGATGCTCTGGGATGTGGGGAACCGCGACCCTATCATCCTGCTGGAGCGGCTGGCACAGGCGTTCGAGGAGGACGGCCACCCAGAGTTTGCTGCACAGCTTAGGCAAAAGGAGTTCCAGCAGGCGTTCGCCCAGGAGATGCAGACCAGGGAGATGCTCAAATTGGCTGCTGGCGGTCCAGAGGGCGGCGCGCCCGGTCTGGGGCCTGAGACTGGTGCGACCTCTGCGACCGGCGGCGGTCAGGCCAGGTCCGGTCAGGGGCAGCCATCTGAGGGACCTAGCCCGACTGGACAGTTGGGGATATAATGAAACCGAAGATGGGCGTGACGAACAAGGTCTGCTTGGCCTGTGGTAAGGCTAAGTATGTCATTACGGACATGTGCGAGTCACGGATTGTTAACAACGAGGGAGAGCGCGTTGTCTACAACGTCGCCCTGGTCTGTCCGCGCTGCCGTGATACGCGGTCCGAGAGGTTGGCCTGATGCTGCTAGACAAAAAGGTCTTTCACGACTTCGTTGCCGGGGTGTTCCCGGCGTCGGCACCTGCGAAGCGGTCCGTTACGCCTGCTGTGGCAAAGACTATGCACAAGGACCTGAAAAAGCGCATCAAGAGGTTGAGGAACGATGTCAGACGGAAATAATCCACCGCCGCCGCCTAAAGCAACTATGTCACCTGAGACGCCGGCTCAGGCTGCTGCGCGCATAGCTGCTGCTCAGCCAACTTCCTCGACGCGAACGTCAGCCGAGAACCAGGAGCTTCGGGAGTGGCTACGGCAGAACGGCTTTCCCATGCCCGTCTCGACCGAAGACATGATGAACGTCGCCGCTGAGTTGCGGAAGCAGATAGATGCTGTTAACAAGGCCCAGGGTCTTCTCGGCTCTGGCAACTTCCTGGACAGGCTCTATGGCGCCGGCTCATTTGCGAAGGCTACGAATAAGATGAATCTGCTCTCGCAGCAGCTTACAGCCTACGCCGGAGAGTTCTTCGGCGTCCAGGGTGAGAAGTCTGTCAGTCTTCTACTTCGTCCTCCCGAGCCAAGCGTCCAGAAACTCCCTACGGCCGAGGAGTTCCTGGGGGACTATCAGAACGCCTTTGCAACACATATCGAGGGGCTTAGGTCGGGTGGTCAGCTTTCTAACGAGGAAGCCGACTTCGCTACGAATCAGTTGCAGAATGAGTACCTACAGAAGTACACGGCACGGATGGGCGAACTAGCGAAGACCGGCGTTAGTCCGTTCACGCTCGGTGAGATTACGCGTGAGCAGCGCGGAGTCGGTGCCGGCACGCCCGCTGGTGCGGCACTGGACAAGGCTCTGGGACCGGGCGTCAAGGAGCCTACTACCATCTCTGGACTGGCGGCTGATGTATCTAAACAGGCCCAGGACATCGGAACCGGGGTCTCCCAGGAGTTCACGGCACAGGCTGTTATCAAGCCCCTGGATTTCCTGACGCAGACTCTGTCTCCCACGTCTATCAAACTGGCCTATGCCGGGTCTCAGTACGGTGCTGGCAAGTCGAGTCGACCCGCTCCGTCCGGTTGGGTGTCCGGGTCAAGGAGGGCTTAGATGGCTACGGGTGGTTCTGGCAGTTACCTCGCTAACCTGGTCAAGCAGAAGCAACAGAACGTCAAGGCGTCGCTGGCGCTTGGTATTACAAAGCCTCCGGCTCTAGGACCTAGTCCGATACAGAGTCCTGGGGTCAAGGAGCCACAGTTCGA